CTGAGTGTTCATTAGATATATCTGCATCTGGTGCTAAAGCATGTCTATGATACTTTCTTGATAATTCTTCGTTGTCTTCTATAACTACAGTATCGGTTCTCACTTGAACTGATTTGTATTTTCCGACCACTTCGATTTTACCAATCTGTGTCTCTTTAGTTATTGCCATAGTTTATCTCCTGTGTTGTTAAGCTGTTTGGTAATATCCAGAAATTCTAATTTCTTCATTTCCAGTTAAAGTATTTGTATGTATTGATGTATTTAAATTATTTCTTGCATCGCTACTATCATTACTCATTAAAATTATTCTAGTTTCGTTTGGTTGAATATATCCACCTTGAGGTGCTAATGACGTAGAAAAATTATTACATTGACCAATATAAACTGAAGCATTATTGCCAGTAGTATTTTCATTTGCAAAAGGCAACCCAGTAATAATAGTAGAAGAACCAGATGGCCCAGAACTCCAAGAAGATAAAGATATATGAATATTAAAAAATACTGCTCTACCAACTTTTGTATAAAAGGCATTTCTAATGCTAAAATTTACACCACTTCCAGAACCTAAATTTCCACTTAAACCAGGTGTAAAAGTTCCTTCTTCATAATCGTCTAATTTGTTTGCTGTGCCTGTGCCACCAATGAAAGCACCACCAGATAAATAAATGTCTTTCCATCTAATATCTGATTGACCTAAATCTATTGTGTTGTCTGAATTAGCAGAACTTTTACATGGAAGTATTGTATTAGTTCCACATTGTAAACCACCATGATTAGTAGCATCTCCTTGAAAGTATGGATTGTCTGAATTAAGAACACCAATACTACCAACTGATGTTCCATCTTTTCTAAAATCTGCAATCGTTCCATCTGAACTTAATCTATTAAGTAAGAAAACTGGGTCGCTACTTCTTGTTGCAGATATTTTACCATTACTATCTAAACTTATTCCTACGTCACCTATTGCTGTAGATGTTTTTGCAATTATTAATCTACCAGACGTATCTAGCCTAGCTCTCTCTGTTTGGTTAGTGTTAAATACTAAAGGATATGAGCCAATAGTTCTTAAAGTAATATTACCAGAGTTTGCTTGTAAATCTCCTTTTTCACTTGAACTAGCTTCTACTCTTAAAAATGCTGAACCACTTGAATTACTAACTGTTGCACCAGAAGATGTGGTTTCTAATCTTTTAGAGTTATCATGGTAAAGTTCGACAGAGCTATCTTCATTAAAAGAAGCAAGAGTTTCACTTCCAGATACTCCTTTAACTATTTTTACAGCAGTTCCATTTGTAGTTAATAATAAATTTCCAGTTGCTACATCTCCAATTATTGAGTTACTTCCATCATGATAAATTTGCAAATCTGTTCCAGCACCAAAGATAGCTTTTTTATTATCACCTAATAAAATATCTTCTGTAAATGTAACATCTTCGCCACTTGAAATTGTAATAGCTGTACTTGTTGCATTGTCATCTATTCCAGCAGAAGTAAATCCAGATACTGTAGCACCAGCAGGTACAGTAATAGTATCACCAGATGCACCAATAGTAATTACATTACCTGATTCATTGATAATATTATTACCGTCTTGGTCTTGGATTGTATCTACTTTAATTATTGATGACATTATGTGTTCTCCAATGTTGTTATTCTAGCTTCTAATTCTTGAATTGTTTTGACCAGTAAAGGTACTAATTTAGATTGGTCGATACCTTGATAGTCTGGAATAGTATTTCCATTTTCATCAAGTTTATTATCTCCAACTGATACACCATCTGGTAATTCTTCATTATCTTTCCAAACTTTAACAGCATCTTTATTTTTTGTAACTGCTTCTGGAACAATATCAGATACTTCATGTGCAATAAAACCATCGACTGTTGTATCTGCGTCTGCTATAAAATTAAATCTAGCTGGTTTTAATTGTTTAAGTCTTGATGTTGCATCAAAGTCGTAAGATACATTTTCTTTTAATCTGTAATCAGAACTTGTAACGTAGGCAACTGTATTTCCACTAGCATTCAAATCAATACTTCCGCAAGTAGTTCCACTTCCATCAAAAAAAACAACAAGTGGGTCAGTTCCAGCAGTTGTTGTGCTTGCTATACACAATCTTGCAGTTTCTGTAGTTGTGCCAAGTAATAAGTGACCATTTTTAGTAATACGCATAGCTTCACTTCTTGAACCACTAATAAATCTTGTATTAAATTCAATATGACCTGCTTGAGAACCACCACTTACATTGTCAGCATGAAATTCTATATTAGGCATAGTTGAGTAGCCACTAACTTTACTTCCAACTTCTCCAATTCTACCTACACCATCTCCAATAAATGAAACAAATCCACCATTAGCTGTTGAAGTTGTTCCTACATCAATACCATCATTAACAGTCATTTCTGCACCTGTTCCTGCATATTCTCCAGTTGTATTTACTAAAACTTTTCCTGCTGATGTGATACGCATACGTTCTGAACCATTAGTAATTAATCCAAAATCATGGTTACTTAATGTACCTACAACAGAAGTACCACCTGTGTTTCCTAAATAAATTCTATGAGCAGAACTTGTTCCTGCATTTACTTCTAATCCACTATTTCCACTAGTAAGAATATCTAAAGGAGAATCTGGATTTGTAGTTCCGATACCAACTTTAGTTCCATTTAAAGTTAAAACATCAAGATTGTTTTCATTACTTGCACCACTATGAATTGAGAAAGTTAATCTGCCTTTTTCAGCATTATTACTAACATCCTCTGCAAATGCTTTTATCATTACATATCTTGCAAAGTCTGATGGTGGAGTACCACTATCTGAATAACCACCAAAAGTAATATCTCCTAATAAATCTCCGTCTGCTGGAGAAGATGATTTGTGTAAAAAATCAAGTCTACCACCATTAGCACCAGCATTTTCAGTTTCTATTAAAATATTTGGTTTTTCATTAGTAGTTGATTTTAAATGTAATAATTGTGATGGAGATGAAGTTCCGATACCAACATTACCAGATGACCTTACAATCATCTTATTACTTCCATCTATATCAAATTTTAAATCTCCATTAGCAACAGCATTGTTTGGGTCTAAATCAAAATGAATATCTGCACCTGCACCTCTAATATCAAATGCTTGGCTAGTTACGTCTGTATCTTGTATTCTAAATTTTGGTATACCACCTGCAATATGAAGTGTAGTTGCAGGAGCTGAAGTTCCGATACCAAAATTTCCTGACGAATTAAGCCTTGCTAACTCTCCACTTGAATTTGTAAATCTATAATCATTTCTAAATTTTAAAATTGCATTTCCAGTAGCATCTTTTAAAGATAATCTACCTTCAGTTTGATTTGTTTCAATTCTTGCAATGTCATTTCCTGTAGAGTAAACATGAAGTAGTTGTGATGGCGATGCAGTTCCAATCCCAACTTGCTCTGATGAATTAATAGTTATAGCAACAGACGTTGCATTATCATCTATACCAGCAGAAGTAAAACCAGATACTGAACCTGCTATTGCTAGTGTAGCTCCACTAGGTATAGTAACAGTATCACCGCTGTCACCAATAGTAAGTGTAGTTCCTGATTGAGGTATTACTTTATCTACTTCTACTTGACTCATTATATAATTACCAATGTTCCTGTTACTGTTTGTGTTCCTGAAATTGTGACTGGTCCTGCAAGAACTCCAGAGTCCATTGTTTGATTAAGACTTAAAGTTGAAGCATGAGTTACAACAAAAGGTGTTGCATCCATTACTGGAGAAATAGTTTTCTTAGCTGGCAATGTACAGAATACAGTTTTAGTTCCTGCACCGAAATTTACTAAGTTATCACTATTAGAAGATGAAATAACTGTAGCATTAGAAGGTCTTGAAAGAGTATCAGTTGCTGCGTCTGTTACAGTTCCAGTACCAACTTCAAAGTCAGTTGTACCATCATGCACGATGGCATAATAAGTTTGCACACCATCTCCGATACCGGAAACAAATGTTTCAAAACCTTCACTAGTAAAAGTACCAGTTAAATCTATTGTTCCTGTTCCAGTAGTCGTAGTTGATTGCTTAACTCTATCGTTAATTACAAAAGCTGTCATTTACTACTCCAAAAATTTTACGCGTTGCCGAGTCTTATAATTGCATTAGATGAATCTGCAGCTGGAAACTGAATAACGAAATCACCGTTAGTTGCAGTTTTTGATCCGCCAAAATCTAAAACTAATACAGCATTATTAGATCCGCCATCTTTATAAATCAGTGCTCCTACTGCTGTTAAACTTACAGATGAAAAAGTACAATCTTGAAAATCTGCAAATGCAACATTACTTCCTATACTTACAGCATTATTAGTTAATGCATTTCCACCAGCTGAATAACTTGTTCCAGATGAAGAAACCTCATTACTGGTAGTGTAAGCAGGTGTAGAAGTACTAAATCCTCCCAAAGATGTATACAAAGCAAGTTTAAAAGAAGTCCCACCTGTATTGAAATTGAAAGTTCCTTTCAGTAGGTCTGTTTTAAAAGAGTCAGGTACTATATTTGCCATTTAATTATCTCCTTAATTTATTTATGGTGATGGTGATTTTAAAGGAGTTCGAATAACACCATCTTGATATTCGTCTCGGCGTCTACGACCTTGTTGTTCGATCGCATACGATTGTAAAGCTCTTTTAAAAGATCCTTCGTAGTATTGTAACATATCTGCGGGACCTTTCAAGTATCCATATGCTTCTACCAGACAAGCATACAAAAGTAAATCCTGGTATTTATTAGATGTATAAGTACCGTTTGTGCTTGGTGGAGTAGCTCCAGTTGTTGTTGTAATACTTTGAGGTTGTTTTGTATAGGCCAAAGTTATTAAATTAGTTGCATTTGGTGTAGGTGCTACTACCCAAAAATTAGCATCCCAGTTAGCGTAATACTTAGGTATACCAGATGCAGTTCCAGGTGTGTCATAAAAAGTTGACATATAAGACGTGTCTTTTTTTTCTAGAAAAGTTTGATCTCCATTTGAATCTGTTAACTGCACATATCTAATAAATCTTAAATCAGATGGTATAGTCACATATCTACTACCAGCTGCTAAGTTAGATGTTGCATAAAATCTATTATCATCAGAATCTGCTTCTCTATAAATTCTGTTTTCTGCATTTTTAATTATAGTATCTAGAATAGTGTTAGATAATACAGAGTCATCTACTTCTGTATAATTTCTAACATCATCTTGTAAGTTTGCTAAAGTGTAAGCCATTACTCAGAATCTCCACTATATTTTTTATTTATTTTTTCTGCTTTATCAGGTCTTAATTCTTCATACATTTCAAGATGAGGATCTTGTCTTTCAGGTTTAAATATATTTTTAATCCAATTAATAAATTTTTTAATCATGGTGTTATAGTTATAGGACCAACGGAACAACCGTAGCCTCCTCCTTTTATATTTCCTGTTGTAGCAGTATCTGCATTAACTGTAAAGAAGAAGAAATTAGACAAAGCATAATCTGTTGTAACTCTTACACCATTATCAAAAAGTCCAGTTGTAATTGCATAACCAGATCCTTGAGTTATTTGTGCTCCAGTAATTCCATCAAAGTTTGGAATTGCTGCGTAAGCAAAAACAGGATTAGTTGATGTTCCTGTTCCTGGTGATGTTGTAGGTGCACCTCTAAATAGATAAGTTGTGCCATTTGTTAAACCATGTCCAGGTGCAAAAACATTTAATACTCCGGATCCTGCTTGGTAAGTTGTAAAAGGATCTTGTGGTAACATAACAGTTGTAATAGGTTCTGTTCTATCTGGTCTTACTTGTAGTAATGCAACACCATCACCACCTATTGGTTTAGGTTCAAGTTGAGGTTGCTTAGGTTCAAACTCTGTGTAATGAACAAAAGAACCATTCCATTCTCTGACCATTTCTCTATATGGAAATTCTAAACCCGATCTATCTGATATAGCTTTTGAATGTTTTCCTGTTGCGTACTTAGACATTAAGTTCCTGGGTAATAAGCTTTAGGTGTAATAAATGTACTTGAAGCTGAACCGTCCTCTTGTAATGCTCTTTGAAATTCATCTTCATAAACTAATTTCATTTGTTGAGTTAATTGTGGAGCATACTTCATGGATAAATAATAAGTTAATCCTGAAACCATACAAGGTATAAATCTAAAAGGCATATCAGTTGCATTTGTATAAGCACCAATATCTTGAATTCTTTTTATATAATAAAAGTGCATATCTTTAGATGCATTAGTTGAGTCTGGTGTAGGGTAAACATTTATACTAACATGATCTATAAATCTTTGTACCCAATATTGATTAGGTGTACCTTTTGATAATTTATTTGAAAATGCAGCATACGTTGATCTATCAACTTTTGTCATAGGACTATCTGATTGATCTGTTGCTGTTCTATCTGATCTTAATTGTGCTTCAAGGACATCGGATATTCCATATACACCATTAGGATTTGATGTAGCACTTGTACCATCAGAACTTGCTCTAAAAAATTTATATTCTGATTGTCCTTCAACTAAATCAAGATCTAATTCATCAATTTCCCAATAGTGAATACCTCTATTACCCCATTCTTGAAGCATTATATTTAATGATCTTCTTGAGGTTTTTAATTGATAACCTGATACTTGTTGAATACCTAATCGTTCA